GCCCTGGTGAATGACATTCTGCTCGCCAAGGATGTTCTGCTGAACACTGACCTGCGGGTTCAGTTCCTCAGCAAAAGCCTCCAAGTCTTTGCCGAGGCGGACGTAATCGGGAGTCCCGGCATTCTCAGCGCCGGGCTTCACAAAGTTCTTGTCAATGTAGTGCGCAAGGTACTTGCGTTCAATTCTTGCCATAATGCATTTCTCCTCATCTGTCGAATTCGTTGCGGTACTGGATCATCATGTCGATCAACCAGTTCTCGCTCTTGTCTTCCGCTGGTGGCATAAAATAAGCCGGAGTTTGCCGTGAAATCTGTTGAATCTCACGCTCTCCGGTCAGCACAGGCCACGCGGATAGCACAACTTGTTCTCCATTTATTGAAACAGGTTGCTTTTCAAGCCACCTGCCAAATGTATCAAGCCATTCTTTGGCGTTGATCTTGCGGTTTTGATTCAGGCCGGACGCTCTGTAAACAGCGGTGAATGGATACTGGCACATCTGAACAACATGCCCTGTAATGCTCTCTCTTTCATCGTAGATGCCGCTTCCCACACCTGGAAATATTGCAAAGCCTTCCTCGCTTTCATCCATTGCAAAGCTGAATTCTTCGTCTGAATTCAGCCCCGGATAGACGTTCACGAGGTCCATCAGAGCTCTTGTGACATGCTCATACCCTTCAACGTCTGGCACGATTTGTGGCTGGTTATCTGGCATTTTTAATCGTCTCCTTAACGCCTTTCATTATCTCGGGCTTGCGCTGTCTCCACACGGCTGTTCCCCAATTCGGCACAGACAGCGGATTCGTGTATCGAATCTTCTTTCCGCTTTTTGAAATTCCTCGATAGAGCATCCGCCCTTGTGGCGGCATTGTAACAACAAGCTTCCCTGTCCCAATTCTGGTTACATTCGCCGCATTGATACGGCTGCGAAATACTCCGGTTCTATACGGAATGACAGGTTGCATGAACTCAAGGAGCTTGCTATCAAGGTACTTCTGCCCTTCCTGAAATTTTTTGTTGAAGCGTGAGAACATGATCTTGCACGTGAAGTATTTGTACTTCATCGACTCATCTTTAACGTGTAGTGGTACAAATCCAAACATCACTTTGCTCCAATCTCGAAATGGTAAATCAGATTGAACTTCGACACGCTTGATATCGCAAAGCAATTGTCATATGTCTTGTTCGCATAATTGAAAAATCCATTTCGGTAATCATCATCTCTTACAATCCCAAGCGATGTTTTGTCTCCTTCAATAAAGAAGTCAAAATTCTCGCCGAACTGGAATGTGAGTGCTCCGTCGTGGCTTCCAAGCTGATTCCATTCTTTTGGTTGGTAATACTTCATGCCATCCACATACGCACCATCACCTTTTTGCTGATAGCGAACGTGAAGCATTGCGTTATCCGACGCTTGCTCACCATAAGCCGAAATGATAATGGAACGGTCTACAATCAGATGCACATTCTCGAGCAGAACTGGTTTCCAAAGTGTCTCTGTAGTCTTGAGAACATGAGATCCATCCACAGGCTCACCAACGCTGTTGATACGGTTGAATAGCGTGACAGTCTGCTTGTATAGGACATCAAATCCAGGCACCGAAGTTCCCCCCTGACACGTGGATCGGAATCACAGCAAGCTTTCGGAGTTGAAGAAACTGCGTACCGTAAACCGTCAATGAATACTCGGCATCAACTTGCGTATTCCCAACACCAGATGAGGCAAAACTAATACTGCTTCCTCCATCGGACACACTTGAAGCGGCATAAGAATTTCCGATTTTCCCAAGCTCTCCAAGAGGATTGTCACCAAGTCCGGCCATTTTCATTTTATGGCACACAAGCAATGCGAGTGCCTGATTATACAGGCTCCCAAACTGCTTTTTGCTTACCATCGGTTTGCAGAACTCGACCCATGCAACTATGTCCTCTTCAGCCGCCGTTCTGAATTCCTCAGAAAGCATGCGGACCATCTCAATGACCCCCATGGTTCATCTCCCCTTTACTCTTCGGTTTTCTTTGTTTTGCGTTTCCTCGTAGTTGTTTTCTTTTCTTCCACAGGATTCTCTTCAACTACAGGCTTTGCCTCTTCAACTGTGGGCTTTTCTTTCTGCGCGGGTTTCGCTTCCTCTTCCACTCTGATTGTCACAAACCCGATTGTTTCGAGCGCTTTCAGCCCGGGAAGAAGCTTCTTCTTACCCGTGTCATTTCCGTGCTCATCATACACAGCACAGTATGCGTCTCTATCCTTAACACGGATTTCCCTGTTGGGAAGTACAGACTGTCCGGCAACGCCAATAGGCCTGTTCGCTTTGTTGAAAATAATAACCATCTTTTTGACCTCCATAAGATGTAAGAAAGAGGTAGGGACATTTTTGCCCCTACCTCTGTTTCGATTTATTGCTTTATCAGGCTACGCCAGTGGCAATCAGCGCAGACAGCGGATAGTAGAAGATAACACCAGCGGTCCGAGCCTCGCAAGGAATCACGGTCTCCAGATTGTGCGGCTGAACCGGATACTGCATGAAGGGCATCGGATTCTCAAGGCTCATCTTCTCGACATTGTTGGTGAACAGGAACGCCACACCAACTCCATCGTTCTGCAGGACGCCGGGCGCGCCCTCGGCATACGGATTGGTATCGGGCGAATCCACATTCAGCTCGGGAGTGCTCACAATGTCCTTGAGGTAAGGGGCATTGTCCAGAATGAACTTCTTCACCGTGACAGCGGTGTTGGGAAGCTGACGGGTGGAAATGTCCATGAACACGTCATTGGGAACGCAGAGAGTGTCAGGACGCTCCACATCCTTTGTGGTCCTGGACACATACGCCGCCATGCCGTTCACGTCGGCAAGAATCTCATCGGCAGTCTTCTCGGTCCACTTGGTCTTGCCGGAAGTCGCCCCGGTGCCAATGGTGAAGATCGGAACATTCTGACCGACAGACAGAACGCCCATCAGGCCGGACGCGTCATCGCCACGCCAAGCAATCTTGTTATTCAGATTGTCGATCTGATAACGGGCACTCTCAGCCTTGCGGGCATCCAGATTCTTTCCAGCCATCTTGGAAGCACGCATCTCCTGAGCGGAATATCCGTAGGAAGCGCCAAGAGACTTGACCTGAGCGATGTTGGGCTTGCCGTTGACATCCGCACGGGGCAGATCATCGCTGTAGTTGTCAATGATCTTGGCAAATCCCTCTCGGTCGTAGGTGTAGTAGGTGACGGTCTCGGCACCGGGATCGGCCTCAGAACTGATCGGAAACAGGTTCAGAGCGGTGAACTGAGGATACAGCTTGTCATAGCTCTTGGCCTTGACATAATCCAGCTCACGGGCAAAGAACGCCGAAACCTCATCCGCACTGTCAAAGTGGCTGAGGCCAGACTGCATGACAGCGGCGGGAATAGCAGAATTGCGAATAGCCTTGTAATCGGCCTTGTAAGAAGTATTTTTCATTTACTTATCCTCCCTCTTGTGAACTCAGCTTAGGCCTGCGCCTGATTGTAGAGCTCGATGGCGGCAATCCCGTCACTCACTTCACTCACAAAGCGGCCCTTGACGGCAATTCCGCCCGTGGAATCGTTGGTGAATCGACCAGCCTCATCGCCAGTAATGATGAGATACACCGCATCACCGTAGTCGACATCCGCATCTTCAGCCACGAGACCATAGATAACGCCGTACTGCATGACACCGAGAGTGCACTTATTGCGGAGAGTAAGGCCGCCCTCCAGATTGAGCTCGGTTGTGCGACGATTGGTGACAATGCCCTCAAACTTTACAGCAGTGTCGCCAGTGGCGGGGACTTTCACGCCCTTGCCAGCCAGAGTGCCGGTGGTAACGCCCATGCCAAACAGCACAGCGCCAGTGGCGGCCTCATTGATAAACGAACGAATGTAGTGAGGAGCCAGGTCAACAATTCCACCAGCGGCTCCAATAGGTGTATTGTAATTGTAGTTCAGCTGCATTTTGCTTTCCTCCCTTAATCTTACTTTTTGTACATGCGCTTAATCATACGATCACGAGCGCTCTCGGCAGTGTTCTTCTCGGCCTTCGTATCACGGGAATCCGCATTGAACATCTGCCGCTTCTGATAAGAAGTGTCCTTGACCTTCTTGGCCTTGATGGTCTTGCGGGCACTCTCAAAAGCACCATTGATATAGGCATCGGACTTGCCATCCAGACGCATGTCGGGGCGAACCTTCATGATAATAGCGACCTTCGCATCGCGAATGTCCTTCATCTCAAGATTCTTGAGCCCGACCTGACGACCGATGTTGCCCATAATCATGTGGTTACGAATAGTGCGGCTGATCGCGGAGTCCATGCGCTCCTTCTTGGTTGAGCAATCGTCTCCGTCCTCTTCCCACTCTTCCTTTTCCTCAACGACCTCATCGTCAGCATCCTCTTGGACTTCCTCTTCCTCAAGGGCTTCCTTCTCATCGTCCAGGTCCTCAAGCTCGTCATCAGCGTCTTCCTGAACTTCCTCTTCCTCGGTAAGCTCTTCCTCGTCCTCGGCGTCGCCCTTGGCACCCTTGAGCTTCTCAATCTCGTCGATTTCGTCGGTGTTCTCGTCGTCTTCGGGAATCTCTTCCTCTTCGGCAACTTCCTCTTCCTCGACTTCGGGTTCAGCCGCGTCAAAGTCCTGCTTCGCAAGCAGAGTGTCAATGATGTCGAACAGAACATCAATGTCCTCGTCCTGATGGGCAATGACACTCATGGCCTCTTCCGTGTCCTTCGGGTCGCCAGCCTCGTCCCTACGGTCACGACGTGCCTTGACTTCCTCGAGCTGAGCCTCAATGTCATTGGGATTGCGGTCCTTGATCTCCTCAACAGCCTTCTCTTCCTCAACAACATCGTCGGCATCAGTCTTCTCACGCTGCGCCTTGCGCTTGTTGTACTCGTCGATGGCTTTCTCAAACTCTTCCTGAGAAAGAACGGAGTCACCATGACGAGTCTTGGTGATTTTCTTGCTCATCTGTTTTCCTCCTTTGAGCACGTTTTTCTGGTCACGGCTGTCCATATTCAACCGTGCCTGTTCTCCGGCTCTTGCCTCACGAACAAGAGCCAAGTGGTTAATGCGGATGTTCTTCTGAACAGCGTCATAGCGTTGACCGTTCCATTCACCGGGCGTTTCGTCCAAATCAAGGTTATATCCAAGACTCAATTCCTTGTACCCCGACTCTTTCATCGCATCGGTGTCATGGATAATAATCTCCGCTCTGACGTCATCGCCACTTCGCTCTCCTTCGCTAAGAATCGTACCGATCTGATTCTCCGCCACATTATCCTTGTCTATCAGCCCAGCGTCATGGGTTATGATAATAGGCTTTCCCCGATACGATTTCAGACTTTCGGGAGAAAAAACATCCTCTGGAAGCCGTAGCTCCCTCCTGATACTTCCATCAGGATTTGCATATTCGAAGATTCCTGTAGATGTAAGGACTGGCTTATCTTTCAGGAAACCTTCTGGTGTAAAATACGCCTTCTGCATTGGAACGCTATCAAGGCGTATAACACGTCTCAGTTGCATCTCTGCATCCTCTCCTTCTCAAGTAAATCTGCACTCACTTGATATATAAAAAAGCACCGTGCTTTCACACGATGCTCACTAACAAAGCTATCAAGTAGCCGCACCTTCCGGCGTGTTACTTCCAAGCTTTTCCCATGTTGGTCTGTCCCCTGTGATGAACTCCAAATCTCCGCCAAACATGTCTTGGAGAAACCCAAACGATGTTGACCAGTTTTCTGACGGCCTTATCCATTCACCGCCATACAGTATCGACCCATCAAGACTTATTTGGAAATACGGATTCTTCCTTGCCTTGTTCTCTGCAATCTGGATTACTTTCAGCAAGTCCTTGTCTTCCGACTCGAATTTTCCGTTTTCCCAAACCAATACGCTTCCGTCTATTCCAACGGCATATTTACCATTCATAGCCCTGCTAACACCCCCAAAACATACCCAAGAGATTCTTTGTCCTTTTTCTTCCTTCCGTCGTACTTCCCTTTTGCGTAGTCATATTCATGGCCTTCGAGCACTGAAAACGGCTGAAAACAACCTATGTTACCCATAACCATGCTTATGATCTCTGTTCCGCCGTGAGAATAAATCTTTCCCATATATGGGCTGAAGAAATGATCTTTATAACCATTGTATCCGGGTTCAACCTCAATGATTTCAGAATCCTTTCCTCTTTCCCACAGGCAATCACGGGCCGAATACTGCACTTTCTGGTTCGTCCACTCAATATAATGACCGAGTTCATGAGCAAGATCATTCACGATTGCCCTGTCGTTTAGCGTGACAAGTTCTCCAGACCCCAACCCTATATCTTTTTGGGTGTATACATTGATGTATCCTTCGTTTAAGCATATCGCTCTTC